CGACCGACGAACTTGGCGAGCTGCCCGTAAAGTCTGACCTTACGCAACATGACGCAGCCGCCTCCCTGTCACCGATTGTAGCCAGCCACCGTAAATATCTCTACTGCTTAACCGCCCTGCAAGGTGATGCAGCACCATCCCATCACCGATAAATACGGCGCAGTGATTCAAGCCTTTGCCGTTAATCTGCATTAGCAGCAAGTCGCCACGCTCCAAGGGTTCATCTTCAGCTAATTCGCGAAATCCTGTTGCAGCCCATGCACCATCAAACATCGGCGCATTCATGAACAATTCTGGTGTTGCAGGGCGATCCCAATCGCGCAGCATGATTCCTTGTTCTGCGTACCAATCACGCGCCAAAGTCCAGCAATCGTTGACAGCCCAAGTCCATTGCCTACCAATCAAAGGAGCCTTGTAACCGCAAGGGCAGTATTCGCCCCAAGTTTCAATTCGTGGGTTGACGATGTACCAAGGGAGGCCGTGTTTTTCTGCTGAAACTCGATCGGCTTCGCTGGCAACTGGTGCGGTATGCGGATGGCTGTGAACAATGCCGATAATTTCACCAGCGTCTGATGCAGCAGCGTAATCCTCAGGATTCAGCACGAACATGCTTTCCATGTTGTGCGCCATGTTGCGGCATGGCCAGTACCGCTCACGACCTTTAACGACAACGACCAAACCGACTGACTCCCAAGGATCGCGGTCTTTAGCGTCTTGTAATGCAGCGTCGCGCCAAGTCATGCGAAGAAAGTGCCAATACCGGGATAGCCGCCAAATGGCAGCTCATTGTTCTCACCAAATCTAGCTTCGCAGCTACTCTGCCTCTTGCCGCAAACATCCTCGAATGAATCAGCTACAAAATTGTCGTTGGCATCAAAGTAATTAGTACCGGTATAACCGCATTCAGCAGATCGATACACCCATTGGCAACGACTGATGCACTGACGCTTGGGTGCGCGAACACCTGCAAGGTCAAATGCACTGGCAAGTTCAAACTCGACTAAGTTTCGATTTTCGGTTGACTTGCGGTCAACGTAATAGACCTCAGTAGGAAATAATGCAGTTGGATCGGGCGTGCCGTAAGGATTCCCCGATTCCACAAAGCCGACTATGAGGACGCCGTCTTGAGTTATCAGGCTGTCTCCACTTTGCGTTGTTAGTTCTGATCCTAGCGTACCAAAATTTGCGTCATCGATATAACGCGCCAAGGTGCGGAGCCGCGTCACCTTGGCACCTTCTAAACCGTTGGGCAGTGTTGCTAGCAGTGCCGTAATCGTGCTGAAGATGTTGCTGACCCTTAGCGTTGGCCTTGGCAAACTGCCTTGGCCAGAATACGCAAAACCCTCAGCTTCAATCGGTAGGGCTATGTATGGTATCCCACCAAAGATCAAGTTATTGCCGGTGTCTGGTTTGGTGCCGCTGTGGAAATAGTAAGTCTGGTTTACACCGTGCTGGTTGGCGTTTAGTTCAAGCTGAAATAGCTCAATGATCGCAGTCGGATTGATTCCCTGCAGCTCACCAGTTATCGCCGCACTGGATTCGGTGTCGGTATAACCGACATCCCAGTAACCGGAGACAACGTAAGCCATGTTCAGCTAACTACAGCTTTAATAATCGCAAAGCCAATTACGATTGCTTCAGATAGCGCACCACCAGTAATGTTGCGGACATTGATGCTTGCGGAACCCGATCCAGCCTGAGCGTTCAGAAGATACGACCCAGCGCTGCCTCCGCTGACATGGTTGAGAATAATGATGTCGGTAGCAACGACCTCGGTGTTGGTCAGTGTGAAAGTCACGGTTGTGTCAGCAGCAAGTGCTGCTGCGTTCATCGTGATTTGACCGCACTTTTTGCTAAGCGTGACGCCTGTGCTTTTGCTAGTGGCCTGCGTTACTGTGCCGCCTTCGCCAGCTACGTAGCCAGCTTTATCTGTATTGAGGTTGGTGAAGTTGGCGTCAACTTCGGTGTGAGTGAGTGGTGAGCCCTTGCCAGCCCTAGTGACAATAGTGCTCATGGCTCAAATACTTGGCGGAAGTCCGCTTTTATCTTACTGCGCTCAAAAGAATAGATTTCTCGTGACCACTCATCACACACCCACTTGTATACTGTTGTCGTTCCAGGGGGTGTCCAATCGAAGGAGGCTGCATCGGCTGCCCTGGCGTCTAGGAATGTCTCAACAATGTCAGCGTCGGTGTCCTTTAGGTCAAAGGTGAGCGACCACACCTTCGGATTTTGGTTCAGGCCGAAAGAAACGCGGTTCTCGTAACCATCCCCAAACTGCACCTTGCGGGTGTTGGGACGACTCTGTTTTGTAGCAGAGTAGACAGGGTCATAGGAAGGGAAGGTAGCCATCAGTTCGCCAAGAGTCCTCCGGGTCGTTTCTGCTTGATAATCTCAGCCTGGACAGCCGCCGCGAGGGCATTACCCACTTGGTTGGCGCGGGCACCGTTACCTCGGGTATCGGTTTGTGTCTCAGTGACGTTTACAACCACATTAACGTCACCGCCAAGGGCGTTGTTCGGAACAATGGTCCCTGAATTACTTGGAACGAACAGTTCCGGGCCGCGCTCGCCAACCATATAGGGCGTACCAGTGGAGACCGGGCCGCCGTTTGCGCGGGGGGTAAACCCTGTAAAAACGTTACCGCCGGTGCTTTCTAGATTGCCAAAACCTGGGAGGTTGAAGTCGCTTGCTCGGGTGCCGATACTTGGGGATTGCCTCAGGGCAAATGCACGGGCGATTCCGATTGCGATGTACTGGGTAATCATCACCGCACCCTGTTTGATCAGTGCCTGGCCCATGTTTTTCAGCATGTCGGCAAAGACTTCCTGAGCACTCTTCGATCCATCGATAAGACCAGTGAATAGATCTGTCAGACCCTGACTGAGGGCGTTAGTCAACGGTTGAAGCTGCTGCAGCGTTTGCTGCAACCGAAGCTCTTCCTGTTGGACTTGGTCGAGAATGGGAAGTAGCTCTGCGTATTTGCGCTTCCTCCCCTCTAGGAGACCTAGTTCTTGTTTAAGATCCACGTTATCTGGGGCATCCTCAAGCCGTCTGTTTACATCGGCAATCTGTCGATCCAGTGCGCGGTATGCGTCTTCCTGTCTTTGTACTTGCTGAATGCGTAGCTCCAGCATTTCCGAATCCTGGCCACCAAACGGGTTGCTGATGCGGCGGTTTACTGCCTCGACTTGGCGTTTAAGGTCGATGCCGATGTCCTCAGTTTCACGTTCGCCAGCAAGTTTTGTCAGTTCGCGTTCCAGTGTAATGCGCTGGATTAGAGCGCTATTTTCTTCCTTAGCTAATGCTGCGGTTTTATTGACTTTTGAAATGCGGGCATCATGCAGCTCGTTAATAAGAGCTTCGTCTGCCTTTACCTTGTTCTTATTTAGGGCGTCTTGTCGTGCGAGCTCTAAAAGTTTGATTTCAGTATCACGGCGTATAAGAATTGCCTCCTCTTCACGCCGCAAAATGTCTAGGCGATCAAGTCCTACGCGCTCTATCTGCTCGTCAACATTGAAAAGATTTAACCGCTCTCTTGAAATGTCGCGCTGAAGGGAAAGCGCTTTACTCTCTGGTGCTTTAGCTTTCCGTTCAGCTGCTCTAGCGGCTTTTTGGTTTGCGGCGGCTGCGGCATTATCAATTCGGGCGAGCTGTTTTTCATAATCAACGCGCAATTTATCTATTTCAAGACGGAGAATGTCTATTTTAATTTGCTCTCTGGCGTACTTGTTGTACAGCACTTGCTCCTGTGTTAGCTTCCTCTGGAACGCTAGTTTCTTCTCTAAGAAGACGCGGGTTTTATCGTTAGCATCGGCGTTGAGTTGTTCAATTTCCAGCTCAATACGCTTTTCGGCAACAGACGCTCTGACCTCTCGTAATTTCGCCGCCGCTTCGCCTTTTGAAGCTATTTGAAGCTCTAATTCCCGTCTACGTGCCGCTTCTTCCTCCTCAACAAGGGAAACGATCTCCTCTTGGATCCTAAGGCGTTCGCTTATAGTTGAAGCTGAGTCAAGTTGACTAACCGCACGTTGGATTGTTGGGTCAGTTGATTCACGAGCAGCAGCAATAGTTTCGCCTCGCTTCTTTAACTCAACTTCAGCTCGAGGAACAATCAGTGTATTAAATACATCAGCCATAAAAGCTTTAAACTTTGTAAGGAATACTTCAAAGTCATTAGATAAATCCTGTGTTGTCTGAGAAAACTCTTTTAAAGCCTCTACACCTCTCTGGCCTACTACTTTCTCTAACTCCTCCGTGGCTAGACTGAGCGCTCCAGCGGCGTCACCTGTTTTCTCCAGATCAAGGATCAGTTTTTCTAACTTAGTGCCGCTAAGGCCAGCCGCTTT